TCAGAGAGCGGAGGGGGCGACCTTCGGGACGCTCAGGTCGTAGATGTCGAGCATGGACTCGTCGCGGTGGCCGCTGGCTTCCTGCTTGTCGGCCCGGGTACCAGGGGTGTCGGTGATGCCGCGGCGCTTGAGGTCGTGCAGGCCGAAGCGCTGCTCCGCCGTGATGACGCCGGCCGCGATGGCGTTACGCATGAAGCGGTTCCAGGCAGTGTCCAGGCCGGACTTGCCCAGCGGCCCGCCGTGGTCGGCGGTGATGATGAAGCGCTTCTCCGGGAGGACTGGCACCGCTGTGCCCCGGGCTTTCCACACCTGGGCGCGTCGCGCCTTGGCGGCATCCCAGGCGGCGCGCAGCCGCGGCGTCCAGGTGACCACGTTGTCGCGGCTGCCCTTGCGCCGGTTGGTGAGGATGCCCTCGGGCAGCTCGTTGGCGTCAGTGAGGGTGACGACCTCGATGCCGCGCAGCCGGCACAGGTAGGCCAGCTCCATGACGTAGCTCAGGTGCGGCGGTACCGCATCCTTCTGCCCGCGTTTCAGCTGGCCCAGCTCGCGGGCGCGGTCGATCAGGCGTTGCATCACTTCGAGCGACGGCAGGCGGCGCTGCTTGCGCTCTACCGGCGCCTCGATGCCCATGGCGGGGTTGCTGTCCAGATAGCCGCGGTTGCGGCCCCACTGCATCACCAGCCGCAGGTACCGCAGCGCGTGGGCAGCCTTCGACGGCGTGCCCTGGTCGGCGATCCGATCAATGAGCCGCTGGATCAGAGCCGGGGTGAACTTGCGCACGGCCAGCTCGCCGAGGGGCTTGCCGAGCTTGGTGGGAATGTTGACCAGGGCGTCGCGCGACCAGCTGTAGCTCTCCTGGGTCTTCGGAGCCAGCCGCTTGAACTTGGCGCTGTCGTGGTACTCGCGGCACAGGAAGTTGAGGCTCTCCCGGTCCACGCCGTTGCGCACCTCCATGATTCGGTGCAGCTCGCCAAGCGTGGCTGAGCTGTTGGCGATGTTCTGCCGGCGCTGCCGGCCGGCTTCGTCACGGTGCAGGGTGTACCAGCTGCCTTTGCCGCGATGATCAAAGAAAACGGCCGCTGGGATAGCGGCCTGGTCAATGTGCGGTGGGATGTGGGGGTTGTGCTTCCTTGCTCGCCTCATAGGATATCGACGCCGTACTGCTCCTGGTTCCTGGCTTTCAGCCCGCCGGCCTGGTTGATCAGATCCACCGTGGTCCACGGTCCGGTGCGGCCTCGGAACAGACGGATGCCCTGCTCGTGCAGGGCCCGCTCCACGTCGGCCCGGCGGGCGTAGCCGGTGATGCGCTTGAGGTCGTCGAAGGTCAACACACTGGAGGCTTCGCTCATGGGCGGGCCTCCAGTTTACTGCTGCTGGCCGGTGGCCATCGCCGAGAATTGCGACTCCGGCCTTCTCGCCTCGGTCCGTTAGCCATGTTGCCCTCCCAGCCACTCGCTACGGCAAGCCCACTGCCGGCGCATCTCCTCGATCAGCTTTGCTGCGCCGGCGGTGCCTCGATGTTTGGCGATCAGCGCGGTGAGGTCGCTGATGCGCTCTGTCGTGGTGTAGCCCTTGCGAAGCCAGGTTCTGGCCTCGCATTCGAGTAGCTGCCGTGAATCGGTACCGGCCCTCACGGCTGCTGCTCTAGCAACTTTCTGGCGGCGTCGACCATGCGTTGCCCGCTCGGCAGCAACATGTGCGGCATGAATACCTCTTCGAACGACATCAGCTGGCACTCCACAGCGGTGACCTGGGCCTTCACCCAGTCACGCAACATGCTGCATACAGCGATCTGAGCCACGTCCATCGCCCGCTGGCGGTACTCCGCCTCGGTGCATCGCATGCGGCTGCTATACGGATGCTCCCGAAGCCAGGCAGTCGCATATCCCCCCCAGTGGCCCGGTAGCGAAACCGTCCGACCGTTCCAGTCGAACTGAACCAGCGTCACCTGGTCCTTCGCCTTCTGCATGATTCCGTAGTTGTCGCAGCCAAAGCGGCTCAGAATTTTCTGAATCTCGGCGAAGGCCTTGTCTCCGGAGGTGGAGTTCTCATACGGCAGGGACATTGCTTTCCTCCTTCTTTACCGGGTTTCCGGGATGAACAAACAGCTCCACCCCGTTGCGCAGCAGATCCCGCTGGGTCTCGCGCAGCAGCGCCGGATCGAGGCCCAACTTGCGGGCCATGCCTTCTGCAGCCCAGCGGGCGCCCATGGTGTTGCTGGCGGTGCGCTTGTCGCCGCGCACGGTGGCCACGTAGGTGCCGGTGGTGAAACGGGTGCGGATTTCAACGGGCATAGCGGCGGCCTCCCTGGGCTTTCTTGGCGGTGAGGTTGCCCATGTAGCTGGCCCACTCGTCCTGCTTGCGCTGCTGGCGGATGCGGCTGCAGGCAGCGTGCTTGCGGGTGGAGCGGGCCTTGTTGCAGATGTCGCAGATGCTGGGCAGGTCCAGTCGGTGGCTGGCCATGGTTGGGCGGGTGCGGTTGGTCATTGGGCACCACCTTCGGCCTGGTGGCCGGGGTTGCCGTACTTCGCGGCGCCGCATTCGCAGCGGTACAGCCCGCGCTTGGTGATGCGACCGACACGGCCGTTCAGGTGGCTGGTCACGACGTTGCGGACGAAGGTCCAGCTGTGGCGTTTGCCGACGGTGCAGGGCTTCATGCGTCACCACCTTGCACGACCGGAGCGGCCTGTTGCAGCAAAGCCTTCATGTATTCAATCGCTTGAGTGGCGTCGTCATGGGAGTCGCAGAACACTTCGCGGGTCTGGTGCGCCGCACGGTTGACCGCGGCTTGCCAGTCTTCTGGCTCCTCGTCCGCGTCCCAGCCCTGCGCGCTGCGGCGCTCCATCAGGTCCAAAGCCTTGCGTGCTTTGGCGCTAAGTTCCGGGCCGATGCCACAGTCGCCGTCTGCCACGTAATTGACGAACTCCAGCAGGGCGTCGCCCGCAGCCAGCTCATGGCCGCGGGCCCAGCTAACGACCTCACCGCCATCGACGGTGTGGGGGATTTCCTTACCGAGCGCGCCACGGATAACGATCGTGTCGTAGCGCGGCGTGGTAGCCTGCTCAGCGCTGACTTCAGGGGTTTGTGCTTGCATGGTGCTTCTCCTTGGGTTGGTCTGGCCCTGGTGAGTTGCCGCTCACCGGGGCCTTCTTGTTTTTGGGGGGTGGGTTACCGAACGCGGATCTTCTTGCCGTCCTCGAGGACGTACAGGTTCACGTCTGCCAGGCGGTACTGGCCGCCCACACCGCCCTTGACGCAGTAGTCGCCCCCGCCGTCGTGGACGATGCGCACCTTGAAGGGGTAGCCGTAGCCGTTGGAGCGACACAGCGCAGCTTGGCCGGCGTACTTGCTGGACTTCTTGATCTCGGCGTAGAGCTGCTGGCCCTCCTTGCGGCCGTGCTCGCCATGCGCGGCCTCGAATGCCTCCCAGGCGCGCTGGGTCAGGGCATCAGCAAACGCGGTGTCCTGATCGTTGCGATCGACCGACCAGCCCTTCTCCTTGGCCAGATCCTCGAAGGTGAACAGCAGGTCGAGGTCTCGAAGTTTTTGGCTCACTTGCATGGTGCTGTTCCTCAGTTCGCCACAACGGCGTGGATGGTCAGTTCGGCCGGCAGCCGCGGCTGCAGGGCTGTCAGGCGATCGATCTGCTCCTCGCTGCACTCGTCGATGCAGATGACCCTGGCGCCGCGGCCGATGCGGTGGCGCACGAGCAGCTCCAGGTCGGCAAGGTCGTAGGCGTTGCCGTGGATGATCTGGTACTCGTCCTGCCCGGCCTCGCGGGCTTTCTGCCGCAGGCGGATGGTCTTGCCGGTCATCGGGGCGCCGCGTTCTACGTTCAGTTGCATGGTGCTTCTCCTTGGTAAGGCCCAGGCGTTGCCGCGCCTGGGCGCTGGGGTTAGCGGGCCGCCAGGGCCAGCAGGTTGGGGGCGAGGTAGCCGGCCGCGAGCAGTACCGCCAGGGTCACGCCGCTGCCCAGCAGGGTGAGCAGGGTTTCGCGGCGGCTGGGGCTGTAGAGGTCGTCGTTGTCGTTCATTGGCATGGTGCTTCTCCTTGGGTTGGTACCGGCGTTGCCGCGCCGGCGGGTCAAACGAGCTGGAACAGCCAGCAACGGACGGTCTTGGCGGTGTTCATCCCGTCGGTGGCGATGTTCGAGTTGATGGGCTTGTTGGTCTCGATGAACTTCGGCGACTTGCTGGTCTTGAGCAGGCGCTTGAGCTCGCTGAGGTTCGGGAGCTGCTGCCGCTTGTTGGCCGCCATCTCGACGAACTCGTTGAGGTTGATGGCGAAGAAGGCCGACTTGCGGGAGTGGTTCAGCCGGCCGCCGGGTTCGTTCAGAGGGCCATTGAGGAACTCGACCATGTCCCAGAATTCGCGCACGAGCGGGTGGTCAGCATTGATGGCCTGCTGCCGCTCCTGTGCCATGCGCTCCACCTCGGCGTGCACCTGGGCCGCGCGCTCGTCGCTGAGCGGCACGACCAGCTGCAGGGCGTCGACCAGGCTGCGCAGCTGGGCGTGGTTCTTGGCGATCCGCACGGTGCGGATGCCCGGCAGCGCCAGGAGCTGCTGCTCGTAGCCGGACGTGCGCTCGTCCAGGAGCTTGATGACCTGCGCCTCGGGCTTGAGCGCCTTGACCATGAAGCCGCTGAGCTGCTCGACCGGCATGCGCTCCAGGCGCTCGGCATGGAGCTTGGTTTCCGGGGTCTGGTGCTCGCGGGTCAGGTGTACATGGCCCAGGCGCTGGAGGATCGGCTCGGAGGCGTTGACGGCGTTGTTCTGCGCGATCAGCAGGGCGCCGCGGAACGGCGGTTCGCGGGTGTCGTTGCCGTTGTTCTTCACACCGGTGGAGCGAACGCTGCGGCCGTTGTAGGCGGTCTTGAGTTCGTCCCAGTCGAAGTGCTTCACCGGCGCGCCTTCCTTCTGCTCGCGCTCGGACTCGATCAGCACCACCGGCAGGTTGCCCACCTGGGCGAAGTTGCGCGCGCGGCTGGCCGGGGTCGCCTTGGACGGGTCGAAGCCCTCGTATTCGGTGCGTCCGGTGAGTTTCCAGAGCAGCTCCACCAGGGTGGTCTTGCCCGCGCCGGCCTCGCCGATCAGCTCCAGGAACAGGTAGGACTTGTGCAGCTGGCGGATCTGCTCGGCGTACAGCGCGCCCAGCCACCAGGCCAGCACCACCACGCCGCGCACGCCAAAGCAGCGCCAGAACAGGTCGAACCACTCTTCGTCGTAGTCGGCCAGGTCGGCATTGATGTGGAGCACTGGCGACAGGCTCTGCGACTTGATGCTCAGGGAGCCGACGTCGAAGAAGTCCTCCTCGTTGAGCTTGTGCACCTTGCCGCCGGCGATCGCCAGATCGTTGAACACATAGACGCCGTGCTCGCGGGTGTAGCCGATCCAGTCGATGGTGTTGACGGTCTTGAGGCTGTCGAGCTGGTAGCCAAGCATGCGCTCCAGCTGCTGCGGGGTGCCGGTGAACATGGCCCCGTTGCAGACGTTGAGCAGGCGCTTCTTGAACTCCGGCGCCGAGGCGATCTGCGCCGCGGTGAAGGTGCTCTTGATGGTCGGCGCTTCGGGCCGCTCGACACGGAAGTAGTACCAGGCCTCGTCGGTGACCTCGTTGCGCATGTAGTACAGCGCGTCGAAGTAGCAGTTGGCGATGCGCACCACGGCGGCGCTCTGGCGCAGGGCCTTGTCCCGGCGCTGCTTGTCGTTGAGCAGCTGGTCGTCGTGGTGCTCGGAGCCGTCAAGCTCGCGGGCGGTGCGCTCGTACTTCTCCATGTCCAGGTTGAACCAGTACAGGCGCGAGCGGTACGTGAAGTGGAATTCCTTGCGCTCGTCCCATTCGTACATCAGCAGGCCCTTTTCCTCGGCCGACTCGGCCAGCAGTAGCGCGCCCTCGTGGCGGGCCTCGGCCATGTCCAGCTCGATGCGCTTGGCGCGCTCTTCGTCGCCGTCGATAAAGGCCCAGCGCTGGTGCAGGTCGTTCCAGTCGACCTTCTTGGCACCGCGCTGCGGGATGACAGCCGCCTCGCACTTGAAGCCAAGGGCGCGGGCCTCCTTCGCCCAGCGGCGCATGTTGGCCTTGGCTACCGGCTCGTTATCCAGCGCCCAGACCAGCCGCGGCAGGCGCTTGTCCGCCTCATGGCAGGCGTTCTTGAGCGCCTTGAGCGATTGCTCGGGCAGCGGCGCGCTGCTCATCATCGAGACGGCAGCGACGTCGTGGTGCAGCAGGGCAATGGCGTCGAAGATGCCCTCGACGATGTACAGCTCCTCGACCTCGACCAGGTTGAGCGACGGCGGGCACCACCAGACGCCCTTGTAGCTTTCGCCCGGCTTGAAGCGGGCCTTCTGCTTGCCGAAGCGCTCCGGCCGGTCGATCAGCCGTTCCCAGTAGCCGCCCTTGTCCAGGGGGAAGCGCACCGTCGCGCTGCCGGCGTTGATGTCGCGGCTCCAGTAGTTCTCCTGGCTGTACCAGCCGGCGATCAGCTCCAGGCGAAAGCCGCGGGCGAACTGGAGGTAGGCGCTGGCCGTGGCCATCGGGTCTTGGGCGGTGGCCGGAGCGGTCTTGCTCCAGTCGTTGAACAGATCGTCGTAAAGCTCTTTGACGTGGACGCGGTGGCCACACTTCTCCGGACGGCCGCAGATCAGCATCCATGGCGAGTCGTGGAAGGTGTAGAGGGTCTTCTTGCCGCAGTTGTGCGCCGGGCATTTGCCCTTGCGCATGTAGTTGGTGCCGGCCATGTGCTGGAGGCCGAAGTCGCGCTCGATGCGGCGCAGCACCTCGGCCCGTAGGGTTTCTTTCATCTGCATGGTGTGGCTGGCCTTACTGGTTGGCGCCGAGGGCGGCTTTCAGCGCCCCGATGGTGCGTTTGTGGCCGGCGAGGGCCGGATAGTCATCGAGGATGCGGCGGCTGCGCAGGAACTCCGGCACGGTGCGGTAGCGATCGTCGTACCAGTGCTCGGTCAGGCCACGGCGCAGCTCGCAGCGCAGGCTGCTGAGCAGGGCCTCGGCTACGGGTTTGGGCATGTCCAGCTGGATGGCAATGGCTTGTTGCATGGCGGCAACCTCGAATTTCGGGTGCAACTTCCCCAAACCCGCTGGCAGGCGGGTCTGGGTAACGGTGATTCAGGGGGTAGTGGTCAGTGCGCGGCTGCTGCAGCCGGCAGTGCCACGGGTGGCTGCAAGCGCAGTGGCAGGTAGCGGGTGGGGATGAAGGCCCGTTCCCCGGTGCGTACCAGCACCAGGCACAGCCGGGTCTCATCACCGAGGCCGCGATCGATACCCACGCGGGACGAGATTTCGGTCATCGCCAGGTGGACCAGCCGCGGTGCCATGAACGCAGGTACGTCCAGGCCTTGAACCAAATAGCGGCACGCGCGGTCATACAGGCGCTCATCGTCGGCAAGGTGCTCATCCTGATGGCGCAGGAGGTAGGCCTTGGCGGCGGCCTGCATGCTGCTGCGGTAATCCTTGGCAGAGGGTTCGCGGTTCATGCGTGTGCTTCCTTGAGTGGCTGATCGAACAGATCGGGTTGATCGGATGCAGGCCGGCTGTCACGCAACGCCTGCATTTTCGCCACGGATGGCGCAATCGGCAGCACCACCCTCGGCTTGTCCATGCCCGAGGTATTGATCTGGTAGTCCCAGCTCATCGAGCCCGTGAGCACCAGGCCGCAGGCCAGGTTCATGCACTGGCCGTAGATGGTGCGGAATGTCGGTGTTTGCCCCTCGGAGTTGCGAATGCGCATCCGCTCTCCGCATGCGGGGCAAACCAGTTTGTAAACGCTCAAATCCCTTCCCCCCCGGCCGTGGCAGCGGCCGTACAGCACTATTTTTTGTCGTTGCAGGTATGCAGAACGATGACTGCCGCTATCTCCGCGTGGCGGGCGGAGACGTAGCGGCGGTGGGCATCGAGGATGGCGTTGGCTTCGCCTTCGTCGATCGCGCCGTCCTCCAGGGCCTTGGCGATGATCAGGTCCACCCGGCCGCGGCGCTTCGCGGTGTCGACGGCGCGGTGGTAGAGCTCCATGTTGTCCAGCTCCTCGGCGGCTGGCATCGGGACGAACACACCGCCGTACTGGGCGGCGATGTACTCGGGCAGGTAGGCCGTGCCGATCTGCTGCTCGAGCAGCAGGATCTGCTCGTCGGTCAGCGGGCGGTGGCCGGCGCTCTCGTAGGCGTGGTTGTCGAACTTCTTGATTTCCAGGCCCAGGCGGGCCGCGGCGCAGTCACGGCCGCCGGGGTAAGCGGCGATGATGGCGCTGACCACCTTGCGCCGGCTGTCGAGGATCGCGTGCTTCATCTTCTCGTTTCTCGCCTTGGGGTTTGCCATTACTTTGGAATCACTGCGAAGTCAGTCTTGCGGCGCCCGTAACGCGGCGCGTCGCCGGCTACTACGCCTTCCTTGATGCCGAGCAGAACGGCAGCGCGGTGGGCTTCACCGCGCAGGCACTTCTTCTGCCCGTTGAGCACGGCGTAAACCGTGGACGGGCTGATGTCGTTCTGTTCGGCCCATTCCTTGGCGGTCAGGCCGAGCTTGCTGAGGCGTTCACGCGCAGCGTTGCGCGCTTGCTCGCTGGGGTATCCGTTCGGCATAGTTCAAATTCGTGTGATTTCGTGTGATGTGATGGTGATGATGGTCCCAGATATAGGGATTGTCAACGCCTGAGGTCCAACTTTTATGACCATAGGCGAACGCCTGAAAGAGGAACGCAACCGTGTTGGTGCAAACCAAACGGTTTTTGCGGAGCAATGCGGTGTCACCAAGAACACTCAGCTGGCTTACGAGAAGGGCGAGCGCAGCCCAGATGCCAACTACTTGTCGGCAGCGTCCGCCGCCGGAATCGACGTGCTGTATGTAGTGACCGGTGAACGCAAGCCGCAGCCTGCTGACAGCATCAGCGCGCGCGAAGCCAAGCTGCTGGGCTTCTTCCGGCAGTTGCCCGAGAACGAACAAGTCAACCTGGTACGCACGGCGTCGGCGCTCGCTCTGACGCTCGACCTCGGCGTTTGAAACCCCGCCTCGGGAGCGCTCTGGCGCTGCCGAAACCCCATGCTCAAGGAGTGATGCAATGACCCTAGCTGCCTGCAAAGACTGCGCGGCCCAGATTTCCAACGACGCCGAGGCCTGCCCCCAGTGCGGTGCGCACAACGGCGCAGCGTTCAAGGCGCGGCGCATAAGCGGCCTGATCTACCTGGGCCTGATCGGCCTGGCGTTCTACTGGGTATGGGGCCTGATGACCCCGAGCCCAGCGCCGAAAAGCGAAACGGCGATCGCGTACACCATCACCAAGGACGAGCAGCGGCCACAGTCGCCGCGCAAGGTCGAAGTGCTGCTGCCGCGACGCCTGTCTGACGCGGAGCTGGCGGAAGTCTCCGCAGCCGTGCGCGATGCCGCCGAGGCGTCACCCGAGAAGACATTCATCGGCTACCGGGTGGATGGCCAGACGGAGAGCGCCTACTGGGCCAACGCCAGCTTCGACCCGGCCTACAAAGCAAACGTGATCGGCCTGTCGGCCGAGGGCTACCAGACGTTGGCCAACCTCGATCTCAGCGGTTACCCGGAAGTGCTCGGGCGCTGGTTGCGTGATGGCGCCCTGGGCCACGCCATGGTGCTGTACAAGCAGGACGGCCAGTACGCCATCGACTCCTACTTCCAGGACGGCAGCAAGGGTACCGAGATCTACCAGTCCAAGCCGCTGCCGGACGGCGATCTGCGCCTGGAGCAGCCCAACGATTTTGGCGAGTTCTACGTCGTGAAGAAAGACGGCGCCCTGGAGGGCTGGAGCGAGAACGGCCGGTACCTGACGCTGCCGAAACAGCCATAACCGAACCAGTCGCCCGAGAAGGCCGACGCAACACACACGGATCTCAGAATTAAGCGCTCGGTTGATATAGCGCTGAGAGGATGCCCGAGATGCTTAAGGATTACGCATGACACCGTTTGACCTTATTTCCGCGCTGTATGAAAGAAATGTCTCCTTCGTTACATTTCGCAATGCACTGAAGTCCGAGGAATTACCTACCTCTACGGGGTGGGAGGAGACCATAAAAAAGCTGGAGCCTATTGAGCGTGCCCATGACACCAAAGAAGCTTTTGCGGCCTCTATTCAAAAGATTCACGCGGATCTAACTCTCTACTGCGACAAAGCATTGAGAAGTTACAATCTTGAAGAAGATGTCGCGTACGCCTTATATGCTGCTCTTTCGGATGGTTTCGTAGAAGCCGACTCGCCATATGCTGAGGGCTTCCCGGCGCCTCTTAATCGCGAGCAACTTATTAGCGCTCCGCTCGATATATCGTGCGTTGCATCCTGGCCATTTGAGGGCGGGGAAAACTACCTATTCTGCTCGAAAATGTACCTGACAGAGAGGTCTGAAATTCCGGCGGACTCGCTAGCCGATGAGGCCAGGGAAAGCCTCGGAACATTCGATTTCTTAGTTGGTGTCCGTAGGACACCTGTCCAGCTTTATGACTCTGTATGTGTGACTTTTTCTGAGCCTCGGCTTGAAATTCGCCTTGATGGCATCAAGCGATTTAATTCCGATGAAACTGAAAAGCGGCTGCGACGTATATTGCAGATAATTAAAAAACGATACCGCGAAGTTACTGGACAGCAACTCACGTTGCCAGCGCCGCGTAATTTTTTTCCGGCGCTTCAAGATTTGTATGCTAAACCTGACGGCGTTATTGGCGAGTTAGGTCATCTGACTGATGCGGCTGGCATCTACAAAGAAAAGATGAGACACAAGGCTAGAGATGTGCGCGCCGATCCATACCATAACGGTGGCGCAGAGGCGGTAGTAGACTTAAATATCTTCAGCATCTCTAAACATTGGTCGTCGCCATCTGGACATGGTTACCCGGAGGTCGCTATTCCCGCCCACTTTGCCGTTGCAAGTGAACAAGACCCCAAAATAACGGTCATACATGTGCTAAATTGCGCTTCTAAAGAAGACTACGATTTTGTGATGGAAAAGGTGATCTGCGAAGAATGAGCAAAGACAGCGTGTTCGGCTTGTTGCATGAGGATTGCTCCGGCGAAATGCTGGAAGCATCTCTGCGCTTGGCTGATTACGTATTCTCTAATCATTCCGATATACATCACTTGACGTTTAAAAGACTCGGTCAGATCGCAAATTCAAATGACCCGCGATTGGTGCTTTCGCTTGTTCAGTATTTGACTGGTTCGAAAGTGCAACTGTTGGATGCTAGATTCGAGTTGATAGTGGATGACCGCATCTCGATTATTGATGATGAAGACTTGGCTGAGGCCGAGCGCACTAATGTCCTGAACGATCCTGAAACTGGAGAGCCAGTTCAGGACTACAAAAGCAAAGTGTTTCCATATTTTGTCCCCGGTAGAGCTGTAACTGGGGGAAGTCTTTGATGTCTAAAACGCTTGGCGAATATTCGCTTAATGATATCGCAGCTATTGGTCAGCATATCCCGGGCGTTGGGAATTGGCCCCGCAGGCTCCTCGCTAATTCGTATGAAGATTTCGTGCAGGTCCTCTACGATGACATTGACAGCATTGTGGCTGAGCTGCAGCTTAACCCAGAACTGGTAGCGGATGATGGCGAAGACCGCCTTTCCGTAGAGCTTAAGCGTACCCTTAAACATATGGGATATATCGCCACGCATGACGAAAAAATCGGTGGTCACTCGGATATTGTAGTTAAGAATAGTAGAAACTTCTTGTGGATTGGTGAGGCGAAGGTTCATTCGTCGTATGACTATCTCTATCAAGGATTTCAGCAGTTAACTACGCGTTATAGTACGGGCGATAAAAACCAAGATCGTGGCGGAATGCTTATTTATATCCGTACTATGGATGCTGCGGGCGTGATCGCTCAATGGCGCGAGCATCTTCGCAGTAAAGAACTGATCGATTATTCTGAAGCGGATTGTGCAACCAGAGCGGCTTTTACTTTTTTCACGACCCATAAACATGAACGATCCGGACAACCCTTCCACGTTAGGCATGTCGGTATTATTCTCGGGTTTGATCCTAAGGACCGCCGGAAAAGGCATGCAAAGAAAGGTTCTGTAGCGAAAGCGGATTGATTTCACCCTCGCGTCAGCGGCTCGAAAAAAAACACCGTATCTTCAGATTATGTTAGCCCGCCGCCATCTGTGCCTTCAAAAGTGACTTTCGGATGCAAACGCTGGGCGCTTTTCATATCTCGCGTCGAAGCTAAGGTCATGACTCACTGCCATTAACGGAGTATGCAGATGAGTTGCGAGGTAGCTGTTGCGGTTGCGTCAGAGATCAACGGGGCGAGCGTGCCCGAGCCTGTGGCGCTGACGGCCGAGGAATGGATGATCGTCCGGTTCTACCGTGGCCTTGATGAGCATGACCAAGCCTGGATGCGGCGGATGCTCTCTGCCCTGGCGGCGCGACCGAAACCTGACTGATATGAGAAGGCCCCTTTACGGGGCCTTTTGCGATTCCTGCAACCGCTTCCACTCCCGATCCACTGCCCGCTGGGCATTGGCCTTGCTCGCGTAGAGGTGCGTCAGGCGCTTGGGCTTGGTCTGGTCGCCAGCGGTGAGTTTCTTCTGCTCGCCCGTTTTCTCCTCCCGGTACCAGGCGACGACCCCGGTGTAGTCGCCGTCGTGGTCGGCCAGCAGATCCACGTCATCGCCGTCGGGCAGCTTAGACTCCAGCTCCAGGCTGGTGGTGTAGCTGTCCGGCGTGAAGCTGTGGCGCAGATTGCCGCCCAGCCAGACGATGGCCGCGATCTCGGCCTTGACGCCGAGCAGGCTGTAGGTCTGGTCGGGGGTCAACTCCGGGCGCCCTTTGGCCAGCATGTAGCTGAGCGTGGCGGTCCCGCGCTGCAGGCGGCCCCACTCGGCGCGGGCGGCGCGCAGGGCGCTGGCCTGGTCGGTGTAGCTGTGGCGCAGCTCCTTGAGGTTGTCGCCGCCGCCGGCGATGGCCTCCTTCTTCTCCGCGCTGTTGATCTCGTAGTAGTACGCCTTGACGCCGGTATAGCTGTCGCGGTCGGCCTGCAGGAAGCGGTGCTGGTCGCCGTCGGCCCGCGTGAGGGTGACGTGGGGCAGGCTCAGGCCGCTGGCGGTGGTGCTCTTGCCGGCCGGCATGAACAGCAGGCGCCCGGCCTTCACGGTGCTGATGGCGTCGTGCTGCAGGCCCAGGCGGCTGAGCAGGTTGGCGTCGCTCTCGTTGGCCTGGTCCAGGTGCAGCAGCTCGATGGCCGCCAGGATGGGGCTGACCACGGGCGCAAGGCCATGAGCGGAGGCGATCGAGGCGATGATCGCGCCGAGGGTTGCACCGTTCCAGCTGCGTTCGCGCTTGACCTTGAGCCCGCCGCGCAGGTCCGCGCTGCGGGCGCGGATGCTGAGCACGTCCGGCGCGCCGCTGTGTTCGGTTTCGTCGACGGTGTAGCTGCCCTTGTCGACCAGGCCGGTATCGCTCCAGCCCAGCCACAGCCGCACGGTGGCGCCCCTGGGCGGGATGGCCAGCAGGCCGTCGTGGTCGCTGAGGGTGATGTCGAGCTGGTCGGCCTCCATGCCGCGGTTGTCGGTCAGCTCGATGCTGACCAGGCGCTGCTCGATGTCGAGGGTGATGTCGCGGCCGTTGACCATCACGCGGCAGATCGGCTTGGGGTAGGACGTCGCCTCGCGGTAGCGGTTGGCCGCGTCACCGAGCAGCGCGCCGGCTTGGCTGAGCAGGCTCACAGCAGCCCCCGCAGGATGCCGCCGATGCTGCCGGTGAGGCTGCCCAGCAGGTCGACGCGGCCGTCATCGATGCGGCTCAGTTTGAGGTTGAACTCGATGCGGCGCGCGGCGCCGTCACGGAAGAACAGCGTTCGCGTCTCGCTGAGCGACTCGATCACCCACAGGCCGAAGATCCGGCCGTCACCTTGCACCAGGGGCCAGGCTTTGCCGGTGTCGGCCATCGTGCGCAGGGTGTCGAGGCTGAGGGGGCTACCAGCCAGCGCCGGCAGCAGTACGCCGGGCAGGGTGATGCTGTCCTCACCGCGGCCCAGGTACTGGCGCGCCGGGTTGGTGCCGATGCGGCTGGTGGAGCCGTGGCGCCAGTCCGTCTGCCGTTGGAACTCCTGGTAGGCCAGGGTCTCCAGGCTGAACACGAACATGCCGAGGGCCATCATCATGGGGTGTTACTCCTGATCGCCAAGGGCCGAACGCACGCGGGCAGCCTTGCCGCGCTCGCGCTCGTCCAGCAGCTGGTTGAACATCTGGCGCAGGCCTGCGGTGTCGGTACCGGGCGCCGCGTGGATGGTGATCTGGTAGGTGTCGCCCTGGACGACCATGGGCGCGCTGCTCGCTGCGGCGGATAGCGGCGGGCGGTTGTCCATGGCCATCGCCGGGCCGCTCATGCCGAAGCTGACTGCGCCGGCGGCTGCCAGCTGTTTGGCCATGGCGGTGACGGCGCCCAGCGGGCCGCCCTGGCCGCCCACCAGCCCCTGCTCCAGGCCCTGCATGGTGAAACCGCCCAGCTCGGCGAACACGCGCGACGGCGAGTGGATGCCCAGCTTCTCCTTGAACCAGCCGACGGTGCTGTCGCCGACGCCGCTGATGGCGGCCTTGACGGCGCCGAGCTTGTTCTTGATGCCGTTGACCAGCCCGTCCAGGATCATGCCGCCGAAGTCGGAGAACTTGGCCGGTAGCTCGACGCCGAAGTAGCCCATCAGGCCGGCGAAGGCGCGGTAGAACAGGCCCAGCGGGGAGAAGTTGAGGATCAGCGTGGCGATGCCACCGAGGCCGCCGGCGAAGCCCTGCTTGATCTCCGCCCACAGGCCCAGGAAGAACGCCTTGACCGGCTCCCAGTTCCGGTAGATCAGGTAAGCCGCCGCAGCGATGGCCGTCACGGCCACCCCGATGGGGTTCATCATCAGCGCTCGGCCGATGAACAGGATTGCCTTGCCCACCATCGGCAGCACGGCCTTGCCCAGGTTGAGCAGAACGGTACCCAGGCTCGCGCCCTTGATGCCGAACAGCGTCAGCGCGTAGCGCGCCATGGCGAACGGGCCGAGGAAGCTGGCCAGGCCCAGGGTGACGGCGCCGAAGCCAGCCGCCAGTGCTGCCACGCCGGCCACGGTCTTGATGATCTGCCCGGCGAGCTCCGGGTTGGCCTTGACCCAGTCGGTCACCCGGCCGATCACGCTGTTGAAACTCTCGAACAGCTCCACCAGCGTGGGGCGCAGGGTTTCGCCCAAGGTCGCCGAGAGGTTGAAGGCGCGGTTCTTGGCCATGTCCATGCGGGCCGACAGCAGCTCGGCACGGATGTCCGCTTCGCGCTGCATGGAGCCCGCGCCGGCGGTGGAGTTGGCCATGTCCAGCTGACGCCGGTACTCGCCGATGTTCTGGGCCAGCTTGGCGGCGTCGTCGCCGAACTCCTTGCCGAACAGCTGCGTCGTGACGCCGAGCTGCTCGGCCTTGGGCAGCTTGTTGATGGCGTCCAGGACCTGCTGCAGCGTGCCCGTTGCATTCTCGGCCATGCCGCTCTGCAGCGCCTCGGCCTCGAGCCCGAGCGCCTTGAGCCCTGCCTGGAAGCGCTTGGGCTGCTGGGTGGCGATCGCCAGCTCGCGGATCATCGCGTTGGTGGCGGTGCCGGCCACCTCGGCGGTGGCGCCCAGGGTGAGGAAGGTGGAGCCCAGGGCGGCGGCGTCCTTGTAGCTCATGCCCACCGAGGCAGTGACGCCCGCGGTGCGCTGCAGTACCTCGATGATGTCCGCGCCCTTCGACTTGGCGTTGTCGTCCAGGTAGTTGATGGCGTCGCCCAGCTGGCTGACGTTCTGGATCGGGATCTTGTACAGGTCGGCGATGCGTGCAAGGTTCTCGCCGATCTGGTCGGCCGGCAGCTCGAACGCGGTGGCGGCATTGGCGGCCACCTCGGCGAACGCCAGCAGGTTGTCCTTGCCGGACACCCCCATGCGCGCCGCGCCTTCCACCAGGGCGGCGATCTCGGTGGTGGCCATGGGGATGCGCTCGGCCATGGCCTTGATGGCGTCTGCCATCTCGAAGTAGGTGCTGGTGAGCTGCCCGTTGCCGTCGCGCGCGCCTTCCACCTGCTTGGCCACGCCGGCCATGGCGTCCTCGAAGCCCATGTAGCTCTTCACGGTGCTGAGCACCGGAACGCCCATGGCGGCCCCTGCCGCGGCAGAGCCTGCACCGGCGCCGGCCATGCTGCCGGCGAGCTGCTGCGTCTTGTCGTACTGCGCCCGGGCCATTGCGAGCTGCTTGGTCTGCGCGGTCAGGCGCTGCATGCGCCGGCCCTGCTCGGTGATGGTCTGGTTGGTTTGCTCGATGCGTTGGCGCAGGTCGCGCTCGTGCTGGCTGAGATTGCGCGTGCTGATGCCGGCGGCACCGAGCTTGTTGCGCAGGCCCTGGAGCTGCACCTGTTGTTCCTGGTGCTGCCGCTTGAGGGCGGTGGCTTCGCGGATGGCGCCCTTGAGGTCGCGGGTCATCTGCCGGGTGGGCACGCCAGTGGCAGCCAGGTCTTTGCCGAGAGCCTTCACGCGCTCGCGGGCGGCCTGCAGGGCGGTTTCGGTCTGCTCGCTCGCGGCGCGCAGGGTGCGCCAGCTGCTGACGTCGCGCTGCTGCGCTTGCAGCGTCTTGAGCTGGTCGCGGGAGTCCTTGAGGGCGCGGCCGAGGCCGACGCTCCCCTGGGTGATGGCGCGGATCGGCCGGGTGGCTCGGTCAATGGCCTGGAGGATCACCTCCATTTTCAAGTCATTGGCCATGCTTCAGCTCCCAGCGTGTTCTGGCCCGCTCGCGCCATTCGATCAGATCAGAAAGGGCCAGCGGGTCCATGTCCGCCGGCGCCCAGTGAAAGACCACGGCCAGGTCGGCCATGGCGTCTTCTACGCAACGAGGGCAGCTTCCTTCGCCGACTTCTGCAGCAAAAAACCGGACACCGCGACGCCGCAGGCCATCAGGTCGGCCGGGTCCATGGCGCCGATCTCGTGATCGGTGAGGTTGGGGGTGCTGATGCGCGGCAGCACCTTGCGCAGGGCGAGGACGTCCATCTGCACCAGGTCGACCAGGGTGACGCCGCGCAGCTCGCCGCTCATGGGCTTGCGCAGGGTGATGGTGTCGTGGGAGGTCTCGCCGCGCTTGATCGGCGTGTCGAGGGTGATGACGGCCTCGTTGGGGTTCTTGGGCTTTTCGGCGGTGGTCTCGGTGGTTTCCATGGGGTTGCTCCTTGGTTGCGTTGTGGCCGCCAGCAGGGGCGCTGCTGACGGGTTGCGGAAAGGGGGGCGCTGGCTGTGCACGGCTTAGATGCCGAGGGCCTTGCGGTGCTCGGCCAGGCGGTCTTCACCGTCGACGATGTAGACGAAGTTGAGCAGGTCGATCTCGATGAGGACCTCACCGTCGACGCTGAGCTTGTAGTAGGTCAGGGCGGTGGTGATCTTGTGCTCGGTGTCTTCGCCGGGCTCGGCGTCGCCGAAGTCGATCTCTTCATGCCGGCCGCGGGTGACGATCTCCACGGCGCTGACTTCGCCGGTGTCGTCGCGCTGCACCGAGCCGGAGAAGCGCAGCTGCACGCCGTCGACCCGGGTGGCGCCGAACTGGCGCACGGCGATCAGATCCCAGCCGCCGAGGGTCCACTCCAGCTGCAGGCCGTCGTCGCTGTGGCCCATGTCGACCTTGACCGGGCCGTCCATGCCGCCGCCCCGGTAGGCCTCCAGCTTGCGACCGAGAACCGGCAGGGTGACGGCTTTGGCGATGCCGAGGTAGCTGTTGCCGTCGTTGAACAGATTGAGGTGCTTGAGTTTCTTGGGCAGGGCCATGGTCGGGCTCTCCTACGGCGCGGCCGGGGCCGCGCGGGTCAATGGGGTCAGGCGGTGATGCCGGCGGCGAAGTCGATCAGGTAGCGGTCGGTGATGCGCTGGCGCAGCAGGAGGTTCTCCAGCGGCGGCACGGGGGTGTAGTCGTAGTCCAGGAACAGCTTGCCGGCCTTGAGGGTGTCCTTGTCGTTGGCCGCCTCATCGAACCAGCACTGGCCGTCGATGATGTAGCCGCCGCGCTTGAGCTCGCGGAACTTGGCGTTGATGCCCTCGACGATGTCGCGTACCAGCGAGGCGTGCATGGGCTTATCCACCGCCCAGAAGTGCCCCTCGGCCATGGTGTCTGCCAGCACCTGGGCGGTGCGGGTGTAGTTCTCGAAGGCGAACAGCGGGTCGGCGCTGCAGGTGCGCGAGCCCCAGAAGCGGAAGCCGTCACGGCGGATCAGCGTGGTGACCTCGTCGGCATTGAGCAGGCCGGCGTCGGTAGCGGGATTCTGCAGGTCGAAGTAGATGTCCTTGCTCAGGCCCGACACGCCGTTGACCGGCACGTTGGACAGGGTCTTGTGCCAGCCGACCTGCTCGTCCAGCTTGGCGCGCAGGCCCAGGGCGCGGGCGATGGCGCTGGCCGGTGCGTTGGCGTTCGCGGTGGTGTCCCAGGAGACGAAGTCCGGCCAGATGAGCATCAGTTCACGCGCACCGAAGCCGGCGCGGTAGGCCAGGGCCTCGGATACGGTCTCGCAGCCGTAGGCGTTGGCGTAGGCGAAGCCGCGTAGCTTCTCGGAGATCGCCACCAGCTCAGTGGTGACCGCCAGCGAATCGAGCCCAGGCACGCCGAGGATGCGCGGTTTGACGCCGAGCTGGGCCTCAGCGGCAAGCAGCGCCTTCATGCCCTGGTATTCGCCGGACGCGCTCACGCCGCCGATGATGTTGCTGGTGGTCTCGGCCTCGGTGGCGCCCTCTTCCACGCGCACCACGACGGTGACGGGCGATGCCTGGTCCGCGATGGCATCCAGGCTACGCGCCAAGGTGCCTTGCTCGCCGGCGGAACCGGAGGCGGTGAGCACGTCAGTGAGCAGTACGGGCTTGTTGAGGGGGAACTTGACCGCATCGGCATCGGACGCGGTGCAGACCATGCCCACCACGGCGGTGGAAACGGTGCGAATGGGGCGCGTGCCCTCGTTGATTTCGAGGACGCGGACGCCGTGATGGTAATCGGTCGACATGCGGGAGGCTCCTGCGGGGCGTATGCCTGATCAGTGAGCCTTGAGGGTGACGCGCGCGCGCAAGGGGCGCGAGCAGCGGGCTGTGTAGCGGTGGGGGTTACAGCGCGGACAAAAAATGCCCCGCCGAAGCGGGGCCAAGTCCTGGTTTGTTGCGGCTAGATTTCAGGGCAGCTCGTGCGGCTCGGCCGAGGTGCCGAGGATCTGCTGGGCGCGCTCTGGTGTGATGAGCACTTGCTCGGCCAGGTAGTTGATGCCGGCGACGGTTTCGATGTGCTGCAGGTCGATGTGCTGCGCGGCCTGGACGAGCGACAGCCAGTCGTCAATGGCGGGGTCGCTCTGCGCGGCGGTGCGGACGGTCAGTCGCTCGGCCTGGTCGAAGCGGCGCAGCAGCGCATACGGGGTGATGATCCAGGTGGGTACCTGTTCGATCGGTGGCTCTGTGCCCTCGGCCGAGGG